AAAAAGTTAGTTGACCGTTAGTTGGGTTGGTATAAGAACATCCCATAAACACACCAACAACGCCAGCTAAAGGCGATGCATCAGCAGCAAGTGGGGAATTCTCAATCGTACCGTCAGCTACCAGAGTTACAACACTGTCTTTATAAATAGAAGTGGTATATGTTGCTGCAATAACATACTGCGTAGTTGCACCAGCAAATACCTGACCGCCAATCAAATTGATTGGTTTTAGGCCGTATGGGCCAGAAATTACAGGGTAAGCCATATATAACTCCTAATTAAAATTAATTACCTTTGCCAAACGACGTTGAAGACTTCCGTTCACTGAACAGCGGCATCCTCGGGTCATTCTGGCGCATTAAGTTGTTGTCCACAGATGCAATCTGGTTCTCCGAATGTTGCTGATAGTAAGCATTACGCTGGGCTACCAACTCTTCCGGGGTTTTACAGAGCAACAACCCACCGACTTCAACATTGTCCTTAAAGCGACTAGCTGGGTCGATTAGCAGTTGGAATTTAGGTTGTTCTTCGATCTTTACAGGCTCCCAGCCTTCACGCAGCTTCGCGGAAAGGTTACGTGGGTCAGCATTATTAAGAGTCGAAACACGAATCCATCTGTACGCAAATCCGGGTTGCTTATCAGGTTCAGGGAGAAGCTCAGGGGGAGTCCACTGCTTAGGACGTTCCTGCACGGCACGCGTTTCAAGTTCACGAGTAAGTTTGTTTTCAGCCATTATTGGCCTCCATTTTCATAATTTCACGGGCATATTGCTCAGGCGTTAACCCAAGCCGCTTGGCAATGCTCAACTGCGACTGCTTTAGCACGATCTTTTTGGAGGAAGTGCTACGGGTTGCAGAAGCAACTACCGTGGACGGCTTTTCTGTGCGCGAGGCAGGTTTCCCTGACTGCGGAGACTCTTGGAAGTAGTCCGGGAAGCGTTGACGCATGGTGCTATCAACCTTCTGCCAGTAATCGTCGGTGGACGTAAAACTGTTACCGTACTGTTTGACCAGCTTTTGGTGTAACCCGAGTGCAAGACTGGTCATCTCCTCGTCCTGACCGAACCATGTATTGTGCTCTTGCCACACAACAGCCCTCGGGTCAGGACGAGCCACTTGGGCTTCTGGAACACGTTGTACCTCATTTTCTTCCTGTTGTAAAGAAGGAACGTAATCTTTCGCCTTTTGTAACTTAAATTGCGCAGAATTTAGTTTTTCTTGCGCATCTAGCAACTTATCGGTATCCCCTGCATCATAGGCTTCTCGGTACTCACGTTTAGCAGACTCTATCTCAAACTCTGCGGCAGATTGATACGTTTGTACGTACGACTTTTCACCTTCGTAAAGCTTACCTTTAAGTGATTTATTTTCCGCAAGGATGCGCTTGGCAAAGTCTTCTGCGGCACCACGCTCACGCAAGGCTTGTTCTTTCTCCCGGCGCTCGTCATGCCACACTTTTTTCATTTGCTTCAGGCGAGTCTTAACCTTCTCGGAGTAGTCCTCCAACTCGTCTTGCTCTAACTCGTTAACAATTTGTTGGGGTAGCGGCGCACGCCCACGATCTTCCGCAGGGGTATCATCCTCGATATCAAAATCAATATCCTGTTTATCTTCTGTTTCCCCATTTGCTTTAAGCTCCTTCTCGTCAGGAAACTCAAATTCAGTTTTTTCTATTGCCATGTGTTTCTCCTTTATGCGCGGCTAATGCCACGGGGGTCAGCAACAACTGCTTCAATCGTGTCATCGTTTAACAGTCGGAATTCCCGACCGTGAATTTTCAAACGTGTGCCGCTATTTGGGCGGGCCAACACAAAATCACCTTCTTTACACCACGGGCCATTAGGAAACTTCTTCTTATCTTTATAGCAATCTGGGCCAAGCTTTACAACAAAAAACACAGTAGCTAGTACTTCCTCAAACCGGCGTGTTTCATCCGCTTTGACAATACCGCTTTCATATTTTTCTTCCGCTTCTGGTAGGGCCACAAGAATGTGGTACCCAACAGGTTCTGGTAACTGCTTTGCTTTCTCTTCTACCTTTTCGGGTAGGTGGGATATTTCTCCAATTGCCGTAGAAATAAGAAGTTCACTCATCGTTGTTGCGCTCCATCTGGTCTGCGAGGTCTAAAATAAATCCTTCTGCGATGGATAGTCCCCGAATCTCCCCGCACATTGCGCGATACTCTGCGTAATCCTTTGCAGCACAAGTCCCTATAGCATGGGCAAGTTGTGCCTGTTTTTCATTAATTTTGGTTTTAATGATTTCCAGTGTTTTGTCCACTGTTTACTCCTTATTTGGTTTAGCTCTTTCCTGTGTTTGCATACGGGTTTTAGCAACGTCCATCCCCATACGAACTCCTGCTTCTTCCTGACGCGCTTGCAAGTCTGCTTTATCTTTAGCGGTTTTAGCGCCAACCTGCATACCGGCAATCTCTAATTGAGAGGCAATGCGCTCTTCTTCAATACGGATCTTATCAACTTGTGCCGCTGCCTCAATTTGCATTTTTTTCTCTTTAATATCCACCTCTTTAGCTTTAAGCTGCAGTTCTTGCTGTTGCATCTGCACCAACGGATCTTGCGCGGCTTGTTGCGCTTGTCGCTGTTGGGCTTCTGCTGAGTCTTTCTGTAGCAGCTTAGCTGCCGCCATTGCCATCATGCGGCTAATTTCAACTTCCATCTCTTCAGGAATCGAGTCTCCATCCTCGTAGTTAGGCAAATCAATTGGAACACCCAACTGCTCTTCGATCTGTTTGCGGTACTCAAACGCCGTATGTTCTGCAATGTGCGCTTGCATGGCCGCTGCCATCACATTCGCTTGCGGGTTTTGTCCAACTAGCTGCATAATTTTTGGATCTTGCATGGCCGCTACGTGGGTCTGAATATGGGCTTGATGATCTTGATACAAAAATGCTTTGACCGGCTTCATATTTAGAATAGCCATGTTCTCGGACACCGGATCTTTTGGCTTCTGATCTTCCGAGTTTGGAACTAACTTACCAATGTTTTTAATTCCTAGTACTTCAAGCATCTGACGGTTCAACTCCACCATGTCGTAAATCTGTGGGTTGGTCTGGGCCATCTGCATGACCGCTTGATACTGCACAACCTTCTGGGACATGGTTGCAGCGTTAGGATCAGAAACAGGAATTACATCTACTGTGTCGTAGTCCTGCTTACGGGCACGGCGACTTCCTTCTTCTGGCTCATAGCTATATTCCGTCGGGGCGTATGCAGCAATGATGCCTTTCAGAAGTTTGAACTCCTGCTTCATTGCGAAGTGAATGCGTGCCTGAACTGCGGACATCACTTTCAGTTGTCGCTCAAGCAATGCCAGCGTTGTACCCACCGGAGCTTGTGCCGACATATCCGAGACTTGCAGATCCGCAGCGGACGCGAAACGACGGCCTTCATCCACGATCTGATCCATCAACCCCTTCAAGACCATCGAAGGTTCTTTGTACGGCAACACCATGATGTTGTCTCGAATAGTTCCCGAAGCCACGTCAACGTCACGGAACTCGCCCGGGGAGATGGGTGTGTCATCTCCTTTAGTACGCATTCCTTTAGTTTTCAAACCGCCGGGCAGATTGCTCAACGTACCTGCATCTACTAACTGACGCAAGATCGAAGTGCCACTCTTAGCGTACGCGCCGATCAGATGAATTAGGCCAAAACAGTAGAACCCAAAGCCCGGGATATATCCGTAGTGAACAAAGTGGGCACGCTTCTGCTGCGTCTTATCATCAGGTTCCCAGTTGCGACGGATCGCCAAAATGTTCTCGGTACCCTTCTCAATCGTGACAATGTAAGGAAGCGCAATACCGTCCGGGTCTTCATACCCTTCCAAGTCTAGATCAACCTGCATCTCAAGAAGCTTAAACCGGTCATCCGAAGTAGCACGAAAGCCCATCTTCTCGGCAATCTTCTTCTCTACTTCATCCAGCGTGTTCATCGGCTCACCCAGATCAACGTCGCGATAGAACCCGGATACTTGGAGTTTTTTCAGTTCGTTCTCGGTCTTACGCATTACGTGCGTGACACGTGGGGAGGTCTGCAGATTTGATGCACCATATGGTACGACCACATCTTCTGCGGGAACAAAAAGAGATACCTGCCGATCCAACGACGGATCAAAGTACACCTTCTTGAACGCGTTACCAGACAGGCCCAAGCCCCACAACATGCGCTCATGCTCGGCTCTGTATTCAGTCATTACTTCGGTAAGCTGATAGTTCATGTCGTTCTGGACACGCTCGGCTGACTCTTTCTTAGCCGCAGTCTCTTTGCCGATAATCTGTGTCTTAACCGGCCCAGCCGCAGGAAAGGTCGCCATGATAGTCTCGGCTTGAAACTTGACCAGCGATTCTGCTAGCAGGGGGTGGTACACGCCACACGCGCCTTCCCACGGCTCACTGCGCTCTTCGAGTTTCATACCCAACAACTCAAGCCCATCCACGTAGGTCTGCATCCAATCTTTGCGACTAGACAAATCGTCCTCGTAGTCCGAGACCAATTCACTAGCGAGACTCTGTAATACATCTTCGCTCAAAACCTCAGCAAGATTGCCATTAAACTCATCCTCATCCTCATCCTCATCCTCATCCTCATCCGCATCATTGAATGGCTCGATCGCAATCTCAATCTCGAACTCAGGCTCATCTGCGCCCATGCCCAACCCATTTAGCCCTAACGGGGCGCGGTTTAGTGCTTTATCAATCGCCATATTTGTTCCTTAGTAATACGCTTTTCTGCGTTTAAACTCTTTAACTTCTTCTGGCTCGTCCAAGACAGAGCGAATGTACCCACCGTTCCTAAAGCGTTTTATTGCGAGGGACACCGAGTCCACATAGTCATCGTGTTCCCCACCGGGGAATGATGCCACCTCGTCAATTACTTCCTCGGCCCATCGGGTTTCTGGTGCCCAGATGCGCTTACTTGCGAAAAGATCCGATACCGCATTTAACCGGCTGATCTTGTCATTACCTTTACCCGGCGTGAACTCTTGCACCGAGATACCCATTGCCCGCATCTCATATATTAGTGGCGCACCACTGGCCTTCTTCTCAATAATAACCGAGTCTGGCTCCCACTCCCTATATTCCTCAATAGCCCGCTTTTTTAGCTCTGGAAACTCCATTCGCGCCCTAAAGGCATTTAACAGGATGATATTAGCCTGCATTAACCCTGTCTCATCCGGCTGGTAAAAGATTCCCCACGTAGTACATGCACTATAATCCGCCCGGTTGTGTTTTTCAAACGCCGTATCCCAGCTTTGTAAGACAAATTCACACCGTGGGGGGTCCGCTTCTTCCCATGTCTGCCACCATTCCCGCTTCACAATAGCCGAAGTCTCAGAAGTAGGCTGCTGCATGTACTGTGCCATCCATTTCTGGTTGGGTAATTCGTTTTTTAGGGCTTGAAGCTCTTTTAAGTCCCAGAATTCAGGCCAAAGTGGGTTCCCAGACGGTAAAATAGCCGGAAATTCGATCACCGTCCACTCATCCCCATCTCTGGTTGCCGCAGACTTCACCACCTGCCCCGTCAAGTCCTTCTTTGACCATCGTGTCATCACGATAATAATGGCCCCACCCGGTTGCAGACGTTGCCGTGGGCCTGATGTGTACCACTCGTAGGTCTTGTCGTATACCTCTGGGTTAATCTCAGCTAGGGCCGCCTCTTGCTCACTGTGTGGGTCATCAATAATCAGAATATCCGCGCCCTTACCGGTTACCGCACCCCCAATACCAATAGCAAAGTAGTCACCACCCTTACTAGTATTCCATCGACCCGCTGCTTTTGAGTCTGACTGAAGATAAGTGTCAGGAAAAATGCTCTTATACACATCAGAGTCCACCAAGTTACGCACTTTACGACCAAAGCCCACCGCTAATTCAGCAGTATGGGAGGTCTGGATAACCTTTTTGTGGGGGAAGTTCCCCAGAAACCATGCTGGTAACAGGTAAGAAGCAAACTCAGACTTAGTATGCCGTGGGGGCATATTAATAATTAACCGCTTTATCTCACCTCGGGCTACCTGCTCGAACGCATGTGCCATCTTCTTGTGGTGTGCGCCATCAATAAACGACGGCCAGACCTTATGGACGAATGCCATAAAGCTATGTTTTGCCGCATCTGCTGCTTTTCGCTCTGCCAACTCCTCTAATAGCTCCGCCACCTTTATTTGAACTTCTTGGGGGAGCGATGTGAGAAGGGTAGGGTTACTCTTCAGGCTCTCCAACAAGTTCTGGTTCTGGTTCTGGTTCTGGTTCGGGGTCATCTAGGGCAGCAAGCTCCGCGTCAAGGTCAATCAGGGGTTTAGGTCTCGCTTCGTTTTCTATAACGTCCGCATCTCCCATGTACTTCTCCAAGAGCGTCACTAACTCGCCTTCAAGGTCGGCAGTGGCTTTTTGTTTTACGGTAATCTCAAGCTGGTCGCTGAACAAGTTCACACCACGGCGCTTGCCAAGCAATTCTAACGCCTTTAACCGCACCTTGGGGTCTTCGTCTTCAGTCTCTTCAAGAAGCCGGTTTGTTACGTAATTAGCAATGCGGCGGTTGGCCCCAAGGAACTCGTGGTCGTAGTGCGAGAGCATGGCCTCAAGCTTGAGGATGGCACCGGGTGGGGTTTTCGTTATAGAGAGGGGGCGTTGCTCAGCAAATATTTCGTGGGCAACATTACTATCTTCTTGCGTGAAGTCCACTTCACCACCGGCAGCGATCAAATCACGGAGCGTCGTGCATGCGGCGGCTGCTCGTTCACGGAACTGCTCAACTTCCTCTGGGGTGACATCAAGAGGCAGCGGTATCCCGACTTCAGGTGTGATGATCAGGGGCATATTAAATTGTGGTGTTCAGCTAGGCTGATGTACTTGGTGTTGGTGTTCATTTGTTACCAACAGAACGGAATATACCATTAAGAGATAAAAAGGCAATAAAAATATACCCCCCGGGGGTGGGCGATTTGAAACATGACGGGGGGTGTTTCTATATAGGAACACATGTATGTGTTGCCAGAAAAACAATAGGGGGTGGGGGTATTCGTATGGAAATGTGGATTTAATGTGTAAAACACAGCACTAGTAGGGGGCGGGACTCCTATGCCATACAGCGGGGGTTACCGGGGCGGTAGGGTCGCGCCATGCCAATTCTTAGGTCATACATAATACTTGACAAGCGGAAATGTTTATGGTTTAATACTTATACGGCAATCCAGCCGATAAAGGGGCCATTAAAATGACAACTAAACAACACAAAGCGGCAGCAACCCATGACGTTGACGTATTGATAGCACTGGCCGCAGAGGCAGGTTTCCACGCAAACGGTATAACATCCATATGTGAGGCCGTCTCTATAATTACGCGTGACCTATATTTCAGGGGCGTAAAAATCGGACGTTATAGCTTTAAAGATGCATCAAAATGCTGTCCACTCGCGGCAGCGTTTATTACTAACCGTTTCCCGCACGCCGATGCCGTGTCCGATAATACCGTCTCTGTCACACTGTCCTATTTTCGCAAAGCCGTAGAGACAGGTACCGATTATACGGAAAACCCGGCACGCAAAGCGAAAGCGAAAGCCACGAAGGTACCGGCTGCCGATGCCGATGCCGATGCCGATGCCGATGCCGATGCCGATGCCGATGCCGATGCCGATGCCGATGCCGATGCCGATGCCGATGCCGAAGGAGCTTTCGTACTCTCGATTAAACGCAAAGCGACAATTCGCAAAGCGGCATCAGATATTCGAAAATTTGCTAATGCATTGAAACAGTCTGAAGGCTTGCATTTGCTTGCTGCAATGCTAATCGATGTCGTTGATCAAATTGATGCCGAATAGATAATATATAATACGAATCACCCGCACCATACACCCTGCTTTGGCAGGGTTTTTTATTGCTTAAAATTTTGTCGGGAACTGGTGTCAATGCGGTAGGAGGGTGGGCGAGTCGCGCCTGTGTAGGAGGGTGGGCGAGTCGCGCCTGTGTAGGAGAGGAGCAGGCACGCAGTCGGCGCGGGCGTGAAACCAGTTTTTTGGGCACGAGAGCAGGGTGAGCGTGAAACCAGTTTTTTGGGCACGAGAGGGGACGCTTTTCTTAGGTCAGACTTAATAATTGTCATTTTGATATTTGTTCATAATGTTCAAGGATTTAAGCACTTTTGAACAAACCTTTGAACAGCCAAAACCCGCATGGATACTGGGCTTTTTATGTTTTTCTATTAGTTTGTTCAAATGTTCAATGAAAATATATATACGGACGCCAAATTTTTTTTTTACTCACACACCACGCTCATTTTTGGTGTGTACCTAGCTCTTTCCGTGTTCAGTCTGGCGGCTGTACTTTCATTGAACATTTGAACAACGGACAAAACACACCCCAAAACCCGCATGAACATTACCTAAAAGCTCTGTTCCAGTTTTTTGAACATCTGCACAAAACCCTTCATTCCTTGAACAAACTCCCCTCATTTTGCCTATTTTTTAATCAGTTGCCCTATAACTACACAGAATCCTGCTAATAGGGTGTGTTCCGATACCTAGCAAGATTTCCCGCGATCCCGCTTTTACTAAGTGTACACAGAATTCCGCTAATAGGGTGTGTTCACACGATGTGAAAGCTTGACAAAGGGAAAGTAATAGGGTATAATGTAGTCAAGCTGGTAGAACAAAACAAACAGCGAAACCTTAAGTCTGACTTAACCTTGGAGATCAAAATGACAACGAAACCTAAGTTCAAAAAACCTTCTGGATACCTTATATATCGTGGCCCGTCCATGCTCGACGGCAAGCCCATTGTCGTTGTGGCAATAACCAAAGAGTCAAAGAATAGCAAGACTGGCAACATGGTGCAAACGTACATTATGACCGACAACGGTATGAGTCCAGCCCAAAGTGCCAAAGAATTAAGCGATGTTTCGGTGTGTGGTGATTGCAAGCACCGGCGCGGTATGGGCGGTTCCTGTTACGTTATTCTTTGGCAAGGCCCACGCCGTGTTATGGATGGGGTAATGCGTGGGATTTATCCGGATGTTTATGCAGATGGTGTTTTGGCAGAAGCAGTAAGAGCCCGTAAAGTCAGGCTTGGCGCGTACGGTGACCCTGCTGCGGTTCCTGCTCATGTGTGGAAAACACTGCTATATAGCGCAGCAGGACACACCGGGTACACGCACCAGTGGCAATCAGGCAAGGCCGAACACGTTAAGCAGTGGTGCATGGCAAGTGTAGATACACCGAAAGAAGCCGCACTGGCAAGGATATACGGATGGCGCACGTTCCGTGTACGTCAGGCCGATGGTACGCCAGAATTCAGCCACGAAATAATTTGCCCCGGATCCGCAGAAGCGAACAAGCGTTTGACATGCGATACGTGCATGGCCTGTAGCGGTGGCGGGAATAGCAAAAAAGCAAGCGTGACTATTGTCGTGCATGGCCCATTAAAAAACAGTTTTGCTGCATCACTACAAACATTAAGTCAGACTTAATAAAGGAGAACGAGATGCGTAGTGTAGAGAACCAGTACAACCTTGACCCGCAAACCTTAGAGGAAATTATGACAACATCCGTCGTCACACCTGCTGAACTGAATACATCATGGCGCACTGGATCACTTGTTGGGCTGAACAAGCAGGATATCGTGCGTGCACTGGGGTTCGAACCAAATATCGTTGATGACGAGGATAAGGTCGTAAATAGTTGGGGGTTCACAGTGGACGGTAAGGATTGCGCGATATGGGATTTTAAGGGTTCACACCAGCTAAACCCACCCCGCTGGTCGATATATGACCCGGCCAGTGTATTAGATAAACTCTTTAATAACCGCTACATGGGAGATTGACATGACACACAAACTCACGATTGCAGCCTCGAAAAAAATTGCGCGTTCAGTGCTGGTCTACCGGCATAGCGGCATTGACCCACGCGACGTCCATATGACCGACGAGATCGACCGCCGGCTGGCTGAAATCGGGCTTGGATGGGTGCTCAAAGAGGGTGCCGACATTGACGGTGGCGCGTGCCAATTCATCGGCGAGCTTGCACCTTATATTCGACTCATGGCCGTACCGCGCCAGTAGAAAAGCAGACGTGCTTAAGACTTATTCAGACAAACACACACACACTAGGATATCAAAATGTTCACAGTTGAAAAACACACGGGTTCATTTGGCGGCGCTAAATTCCGTATGCAAATCAAGGCATTCAAAACGTCGGAGGCTATGCACGTGTTTTTAAGCAGCCAATACGATAACCATTGGAAAGAATCACGCAAAGGCTTAAAAGCCGGAATGTATGCAATTGCAGGTGGCGCATGGCATAACGTCAAATCGCTTGACGCGCTGGTGCTCGCCCACATTTAGTCTCACTGAGCGCCCATGAAGTGCATTATCGGGGCTGGATTTTTGCAGGCGATGTAACGCAGGGCATGCACTGCACTAACCCCGGTCGCTGAAGTAACAAAAATGATCCGCACACTTATCAATGCAATAACATAAGGAGAGAGCAAATGAAATCACAAGCCCATGCCAAATTAGTAATAAGTTTTTGCAGCTACCGGGGGGTGGTGTTGGATGCCGACAAAGCACTGGCTATATTAGAACTGATACGCGGGGCGGAACGCTTCGAGTCTAAATATCACAGTGCAAAGGTCGATGGCAGTGGCAGTGGCAGTGGCAGTAGCAGCACTACCATGCACATATACCCACACGACGGGGACGAGCAGGTGATGGAAATTAAATGCCTAACCGACTCGCAGTACGCCTTGGCTAAGGTATCAGGTAAACCAGCAAAGGATTGACAAAGGGAAAGCTTTCCCCTATAATAGAGCCTGTAGTACATAACAAAACAAAATAATCCTTGGAGAAAACATGAACACATTATTTGCAGCGGACGTTGACCGCCTTGGCTTGTTGCTGGCACAGATTGCAGACCTGACTAGCCAAGCAAACAAGATCAAGAAAACCCTGAAGCAAGATACCCACAAGGTGTATGAGGGCAACCTTTTTCGTGCCACTGTAGTCGAGCAAGAGAAAACTACGTATGACACAGATGTGCTGAAGACTGCTGCATCCAAAGAAACCCTTGACCTTGCACGGCGCGAATCGTTTGTAGTATCGGTCAAGGTGACCGCCCGTAGCGCAGAAGATTAAGTCAGACTTAATCAATGACAACCTAACCTTCGGAGAAAACATCATGGCACGCATCAACATCAACACACGCGTATCACTGGCACAAGCCAGCACCGCTATCGCTACCCTTGGTGCACAGCGCACCGTCATATTACAGGGCGAACCCGGCATCGGTAAGTCTTGGCTGATTAAAGAACTAGCATCTAAGTTTCCTACGTACCGTCCCGTGTACATCGACTGCCAATTGCTACTCGATCAAGGTGATTTCTTTTATCCCTTCATTGAGGATACCCCGTCAGGTAACAAGGTAGCCAAGCGTGTGATGCTGGAAGACTTTAATTTCCATAGCGATCAGCCCTTGATTATCATGCTGGACGAGGTGGGCAAGTCTGCCAAGGCGGTAATAAATGTGCTGTTGACGTTGATCTATGACCGCCGTATCGGTTCGGTTCCTGTACCTGAAGGTACGATTATATTTGCTACAACTAATCTGGCAACAGATGGTGTAGGTGACTTTGTGGCAGCCCATGTACGTAGTCGCGTCATTAAGTTAGAAGTAAGGAAGCCGCACGCTGGCTTTAAGCATGATGGCTCGGTTGACCCTGACTCATGGGGGCACTGGGCACTAGGTAATAATATCTCGCCTGACCTGTTGGCATGGGTCAAGAGCAATCAGCACTGCCTTGAGTCTTACCGCGAGTTTGATGCAAAGGAGAAGTGGACTAATCCGTATGCGTTTCACCCGACACAAGGTGCAGAGGCTTATGTATGCCCACGCACACTACACGCAGCCAGCGATGTGATTAAAGAGCGCGATATCTTAGGTCATGACTTAACATTATCGCTGTTGGCTGGTGCTGCTGGTGAATCGTTTGCCCGTGATATCTCTGCGTTCCTGTTAGTCAAAGACCGGCTGACTTCACTCGATGCAATCGTTGCTGCGCCTGAGAACGCTGCGATACCTGCTGACTCTGATGCTGTAGCACTGTGCGTGATGGTGTTTAACCTGATCACGGCAACAAAGAACGAGACTATCGTGCCGCTTGTGACGTACATGAACCGTTTGCCCAAAGAGTATCAAGCGATGTATGCACGCTCACTGATGGCAAACGGGGACAAGCAAAAAGTTGCCGTGGCATGTACTTCGTTTCGCAAGTGGGCAATAGATAATCACTGGATGTTTTGAGGAGACTGAGATGACAACATTAACCGCTGAACAACGCTTGACCCGCGCTATCGTATGGCTGATGAACGACCCTACGTATGCTGCGTTCTCTGGGCTGTACCTGATGGGTAAGACTGAGGTAAAGGATGACGTACCTACTGCGTGTACTAATGGGCGTGACGAGTTTTATGGACGTGACTTTGTTGATTCCCTGATGGAAGAAGAGGTGCGCGGGCTTAAGCTGCACGAGACATGGCACAAGGCAGCACGGCATCTGACAGTATGGAAGCACCTCGCCACAGAAGATGCACGACTTGCGAACATGGCGATGGACTACGTGATCAATCTATTCATTCATGATTCTGATCCGGCTGGTCGCAACGTACGGTTACCCAAGGGCGCACTGCTCGATGCTAAGTACCGCAACATGGATGTATCACAGATATACAAACTACTTAAAGAGGAGAATAAAAATGGACAGAGGAATGGTAAAAGCCAAGCAGGCGCGGGGCAGGCAGGTAGCACGGATGAAGGCGGTGACTCCCTCGACCAGCACGACTGGGCATCTGCGGGTGGGTTCACGGCTGAAGAAGAGGAAGCCCTCGCCAGTGAAGTCGATCAAGCCCTACGACAAGGTAAGCTGATAGCAGGCAAGCTCGGGGCGAAGCTGCCACGTGCACTGAATGCGTTGCTTGCACCCAAGGTTGATTGGCGTGACGAGTTGCGTGATTTTGTCGGTGCGTTTGCTGCGGGTGCTGACTTGCCCTCGTATCGCAAACCTAATAGACGCATGATGGGTAGTCGCATGGTGTTGCCGTCACATGTGTCAGAGACTGTAGGCAAGCTGGTGATCGCTGTTGATGCATCAGGTTCTATCTGGGGCGGCACACTCACTACGTTTTTGTCTGAGATCAATAGTATCTGTGAGACCGTCAAGCCTGAGTCAGTCGATCTGTTGTACTGGGACACTAATGTTTGTCAGCACGAGGTGTACGACGAGGGTAGCTACGCAGGGTTGGTAACAAGCACTAAGCCACGCGGCGGTGGGGGTACGCGCCCTCAATGCATCGTGGACTACATGAGCAAAAAGCGTATTACACCTGAGTGTGTTGTGGTGTTAACAGATGGGTACGTGAACGGTTGGGGACAAGATTGGGTATGCCCTACGCTGTGGTGTATTGCAGGGAGCGGCATGAAGTCCCCCGTGGGTAGGTCTATATACATGGAGGTGTGAGATGCATGACGATGATGAAACGGGAACGAATTAGCACACCGGGCATTGCAACCGGAATAAACTACTAATGACTTACTAATAAAATCCTTGGAGAAAATTATGTCTATTCAAAATGCAGCAGTATTGGTTGACCTGAACATCAGCGCATGGACTGGCCGTAAGTTGGACAAAAAAGTATCAGGTGAGATCGATGCCGACAAAGGCGCGAAGACCCGCGCAGGTAACTATCAAAAGTCCCTGTTGGCTGGCACTAATAAGCTAGAAGAGGTGCAACGTCTGGCCTCATCGATTCGCACATGGCACTACGAGCAAACCTTACCGTGGTCGGATGCTGGCTCCCGCCTGCTGCCTATGAAGAATTTCTTTGAGTACAAACAAAACTTGTCAAAGATGGAGCAGCAGTATTACAATCTGGTAGAAGAATTTATAACGAAGTATCCGGAACTGGTCTCAGCCGCAGCGTTCCAAATTGGCACGTTGTTCAATCGCTCTGAGTATCCAGACGTTGGGGACATTAAAAACAAGTTTCGTTTTACCTACGTGTTCATGCCCGTACCAACGGCTAATGATTTCCGTGTCGAGGCTACCGACGAAGCACTTAAAGAACTACAGGCACAAGCGGATACCGTAGTAACGCAGCGCGTGAATACCGCAATGAATGAGATGTGGGAGCGGTTGCATACCCAGTTGCAGCACATGAGTGAGAAGCTGACTGACCTTGCGCAGCCACGTGTAAACAAAGTAGGAGAAGAACGCTATGCGCAGGTGTTCCGTGATTCGCTGGTAACCAATGCGATTGAGTTATGCGGCCTGTTGGGTAAGATGAACGTAACGAACGACCCTAAGCTGGAGCAGGCACGTATGCAC